ACTTTTGTCTCAACAATTTGATCAAATAACTCAACTCCAATTAAATCAGAATCAATCTCATACTTTTCTTTGAGTTCCTTTTCCAGTTTTTGAGCTCCTTCTTTTAAGCCTCTATTGTACTGGTTTGTACTGGTAGATGAAAACTTTGATACTCTTTCAGCATCTTTACGTTCAATCAAAGAAAAATCGTTCAATTCTCCGGCTTCATTATAAAGGCTTGCCAAGTCCTCAGGGGTGAGTTTTAAGACCTTCACCGCAAATGTCTCAAATGCTTCCGCATTAATTTTTTTATCCATTTTTTTGTTTTTTTGGTTCTACTTTTTTAATAAGTTCAACTGGTTTGTCAATCACAGGAACAGGCTTCAGTTTCTTCTCCATCATTTCAACGACTGTAAATCGTTTAGCCCAGTCACGGGCAACAATATCCTTCCATGTAGTCTCATCAACTACTTGTACTTTCTTTGTTCTTTTTGAAGTTATTTCGTAGATCATGACTTTTTGGATTTAGACCTTACAGGAGTTTTGCGAACTTTCTTAACTGGTTCGGGTGTTTTTTCCGTTTCATCTGCAGGCGGTAATGTTTCTATAACATCAGCTTTTACAGTTTCCGGCGCAATAGTTTTGATTTCTTCAACCTTTTCGGTCTTTAATGGGATCGCTTTAGTGATTTCAGGAGGAAGTTTCTTTTTAAGTTCAATGGGTTTGTCGGGTTTCTGAACTTCATAACCGCCAAAATGCTCAATCGCAATATCTGCACAGGCACGCCCCATTAACCTTATTCCGTTTTTGAATCTTACTTCTACTTTTTCCATAACTCAAAATTTATTTACCAAAATTACAACTAAGTTTTTAATTATATGATATAAATCATGAAATTTATTGATATAAATCATGTTTTTTTTAATAAACACAAAAAATTAATCACTTCCTTTTAACTCAGGTCTCATTTCAAATGCCAGTTCGTCACCGATGAATCCTAACTGATGACGACATCTATAACCACCCCTATCTACAAGCGGTTGATAACCCGCATAACCTAAATAAGAAGGGATATCATATATATTTTTCTGTTTGATCTCATAACCTTCGGGATAAGTCCCCATGTAAGGCTTCCATGTATCCCAATCAGCCGCCTCTTCACGGCTCCATACTTTATTGTTGTGACATACGCAGAAATCCCGGGAATCTTCAATTAATCCACCCTGATAGATGAAATACTTTAACTCAAATTCATCTGCTAATGTTGAATTATAAGCGGCATCGTATTGTTGATAAAGATCATAGGCGTATCTCTGGTATTGCTTTTCAAGAGCCCCGGTTTTCTCCATCACTTTAATACCATCTTTTAAAACCTCTTTCGGAACTCCGTTTATCAGATCAGATAATCCTTTAATGAAATCTTTTGAATCTATTTGACCGGTGACTGCTTTTGATACATAGTTTTTAATCTGGGTTGCTAATGTCTGATCTTTTAGAAGTGTTTCAATAAAACCACCCTTGACCATTTCGCCACCTTTCAGA